GGGACGACTAACAGTTAGGTATATGGCATCCGCGAGTGAGCCTCGTTGGATTTATATTGGTTTTAAGCTGCACAGTACGTAGTGCGTCTCAACAAAATGAAGCATTCTTCGGTAACGAAGTGGCTGGATTACTACCCTCAAAACGAAGTTAGAAAGACTTGTCCAACTGCGAGCGCAGTTGGGAATACCAGCCTGGTATGCATTGGCCTGCCAGGCCCCCCTGTAAAGTAAACAGGACTTCCAGATTCCGCCGGGAAAATGGAAACAATAGATGATAATTTATGAAATAAATTCAGTAGAAGATCAAATATATAATTTAAGAAACAAAATAAAAAGTAAATAATTTATAGAAACAAAATAAAAAGTATAAAAACCCAAGAAACAAAATAAAAATATTACATGTAGGGTTAGTTGGTCGGGATTCTATCTAATGGGAGACGTCATGTCTAGTGGCGTGTCTCCAACCGCCTTATGCAAATGCACTAGTACAGTAGCAGAGACTACTGTATGCTGCCAGCACCCGACTTTTTGTCAGCTGGTATAGATTCGTTCGCTTCCTTTGATGGAAGGAACTTAGCGTGCGCACACGAAACATGGTTGATTTCATTTTATAGATGCCTGATGTCTATTTGGAAATTAGGACAGTGGGTCACTGCACCATTGGGTGAGTGACATGGTCCTGAAGTTTGTTCGTTCCATGCCTGAGCATGGGTTCAAATGGATGGTTTAAACATCACACTTGTGTCGCCTTTCGGCTAGACGATGGTTGTAGTGATGTCTGGTATTTCCTAAGTACCAGTTGTTCTAAAATTAGCCTGCCACCCACGGAAGACAAACCGGGACCCCTCTCACCCCCGCGCAATTATGTTCTTGCGCACCCTAATCCCCGTCTGCCGTAGCAGACCAACTTATGATGAATTTTTCCCGGACAGATAACGCACCGCAAATGCGGGCTTTTCTGTCTTCCCTACAATTAATCCGATTATTGTCTGCCGTCAAGAAACGGCGGCAGACAGTAACTTACACAAGCTCGAAATGCAATTCTTGCTGCGGTGTCCGCCAAGATTGTATGTACAAAGATGAAGATTACACATTGTTAAAAGAAGGGTATTCCTTTCCGATGCATGATCGTATTTGCACTTGTAACGGGATATTCAAAAGAGATATAATCGAGCCCCGAGCTCGAGATAGGGAACCTATTTCCCACTCCCAACCCGCCCCTATTGAGGGGAGTTGGATGCCGGATACAGCTATGTTCCATTTAGAGAACGGAAAGGCTGCGGCAAGGAATAAATGGAGGAAACAGAGAGGTCATATATCTAGCCATGTCAAGGCTCCTAGGAAATCAACTAGGAAGTCTGACAAACAGATCATAACCTGGAAGCGGAACGTCAAGGTGAAACCCCAATCGGGGTCCGATGAGGTAATCAGTAAAGCTGATACAGTCAAGCTAGTAATAGCTGGCTTTTCAAGAATTTACTCGATGTACCACGCCTCGTCCTTGTTCCATTTCTTGACCATTGTATTGGATATGCTCAGAGAATTTATCCCTGAGTCTACCTGTGCATGGTTGAGAGAGAGCTTTGAAGAATTATTGGAAAATAAATCTTTCACGTTGGAAGAATTTAGTGAGTATTGCATGTCATCACTTAAGAACTGGCAATCTTTTACTACCCACACTTTATTCCCAATTTTCTCGGAGCTCATGAATGTAGTTGCTATCGCAATTTTAACACCTAGTGAACTGCTTCCTAAGTTGCTACATATTAGGGCCGACTTATTTAGATATGTCGGTTCTTACAGATCTCACGCTGCTGATATTTTAGATTGGATGGTCAAGACTTTCACGTCTTTAGTGTCCACTTTGAAAATTTACAGCGAAACATCGAGTATTACCGAAGCTCTATGTTTGAAGACCACAGATCAAGTGATGGCTGACATTTATAATAATTGTGCCACACACTACCCTGGTGCCAAGAATGGCAATCTGGATGGAACTATTACAAACTTTGGTGCTATTTGCACCGAAGCAGTGTCCAAATTAGAGTCTATGCGTTATTCGCTGCATAGTTCCGACATTAGAGTTTGTCAGAATTACATTGCGCGCATCCAACAATTAGACTTGGATATCTCGTCCAGAAATTCAGGGGAGTGCTTTCGAGTACAACCTTTCGCTTTCACGTTAACAGGTGGTACTGGAGTGGGCAAATCAAACTTGTCAACACCCTTGATACAGCATGTACTTAAATGCAATGGTTTTCCTATCGAAGACAGGAATATTGCTGCGATAAATCTCCGCCTTAAATTTTGGGACAACGTAACCAACAGTACCTTGGGGTACAAATTTGACGATCCAGATTTTCTTCTGGAAGCCAAGAATACTGTTGATTATTTGACACCGCTGGGCAGAGTTTTGAACAACGAACAATTCGTGTTGGATAAAGCTGAAATACCAGAGAAGGGTAGAGTTTTCTGCAACTGTAAAGCTGCAAATCTCACCTCCAATGACAGCGAATATGGTGTCTATAATTTAGCCAAAGAACCTGCGGCCATCTTCCGCAGATTTCAGTCACACATTTCCATAAGTGTTAAGCCTGATTTCTGCAAGAAATTGGAAGACGGCATACGTTCATCTGAGATGGATAGTAAACTGGTTGCAGCCAAGTTTCCCGACGAAGTGTACCCTGATGTGTTCAACATTACGGTGTACCAAGTTATCGTCAAGGGAGCGGATGCTTCTAAATATAAGTCCGACTTGGCTACTAGTACCACTAACCATATAGCTGACCAATATTGCTTTGCACCAGTTGAGTGGGAAGGCAAATTGTTGGTAGATATTGGCATTAGAACACTATTGAGGTACTTGACAGCTTCCAGTAAAGCCTGGTTTCATCTACAGAATGCATTGGTCGCTCGCAAGAAAGAGCAAGCTAAACAGGAATACGCCTGCGATGTCTGTATGGACCCGCTAGGCTGCTCCTGTGGCATGGCAGTTCCAGATGGTCAGAAACCTGGTACCTACAATCCGCCTAGCCACGATGTACCAATTCTGGACATCCCCTGGGACCCGATAATTTATGGTAGGATTCCAGAGAAGACCAAACCTGGTTCGTACCCCTGTAATGTTTGCAATAACAGTATGAGTGCGTCCAGCTTGTGGTTTTATAAAATAGACAGCGATACAAGATCCTGTTGTAGAGCCTGTTTAGCAGTCTCTCGCATAAATTGCCAGGAGTGCTTAAATTTACAACTCTCTGAGGTTGGCATGAGGCGCCAGCCCTCGCGAGTTATTAAATGCACCGAGTACTGCAAATGTTGCTATGAGATTGGCGGTGAACACAAAGGCGTTTCTCCCGAAGCGGGAGAACTGAACGATTTGTACGACAGCGTCACGCGAGTGCTTGAGCATAGTGCTCGCACTCGCCTGGCCGAAGATGTTTACTCTACCCACCTGCGGGATCTCTTGCAGAGTTACTTTACCACTGGTACAAGTAATGTTATGCAATTGTTCTCCCAGTTGGACTCTACATTTTCTACAGAGAGCGCGTACTTTATCAACCAGATAGTGGATCATGCACTTAGTTATTTAAAGAGCATTGGTCTCGATAAAATCGAGATGTGGATTCCACGTAATTTGGAAGGTAGCGCGATTGGTTCGTATATCCATTCCAGAACTTCGGTTGTGAAAAAGGTCAGCGCTGCTGATCGATTTCTCTCCGTGTTGACTGGTATCCTTGGAGTCGCATCAATACGGTACGGTTCTCTCAAATATTTCACCGTTCCCTTGGGTTTGTACTGTTCGTACACCAAGGGCCACCCTGTCAGCATTCTTATCCCATGGTTGGTTCGCTTGCTGAAGAAATACGATATAAAGAAGTTTCTTAAGAGCAATAATCTTAGTAAGTTTAAAGATATGCTCAAGATTCTTCTGGTCTGTTGCGTTTCAACGAAATACAATTGGTTTCTACCTTTAGCATGCGCTGGTTTTGCATACAGGAGCCATAAGATATTTTCGATCGGTGAGATGGTATCCAATGAGTACGCGTCCATAAAGGATGAGCATCCGTTGGAAATAAGAGATGTTTATTTACCAGATATTTTGAAGGCGGCTGCAGTACAGCGCCTCATGAGTGCTTTGTGTTTTGCAATACACGGGCTCAGGTTTCAGGTTGGGATTAGACCCCAATCTGGACAACTTTCCATTCAAGACTACGCTAGTTTAGATGGAATGGCGAAATACTGGTATAAGAAACAATGGCACGATGTGAACTTAGATCCCCTACCCGTGAATAATCACAGTGTAGCGGCGGAGACCAAGAATTTGGTGTGCAAGAATTTGCTTTATGTCCGCAACGTCACGACAGGTCAATGTTGTGACGCTTTTGCTATTACTAGCAAAAAGATTCTTGTGCCTCACCACATGGTTTCAAGAGGGAGAGCGCACTACAAGTTCACCAGAAAGAATGACATCAGTGGGATGTGCGGCAACGCGCATTTCAAAGCTCATTTTTCCCTGGCAGATACTAGGTACGTCGGAGGAGATATGGTAGTAGTTGATGTTCCCAAAGCTGGGGATTTCAAAGACATGTCCTCCTTGTTCCTCAATGATTTGAATCGTGTCCCCAGAGAGGCCATTATGATCCACAGAAATAAAGATGGATTTATAGATGTTCATGAAGTGTATGACATTGTACACGAAATTTCCACTAACAACCACGTTATAGATGGTTCCAAAGTACACTTTGATGGTATATCCTACTCCAGCAGTGGAGTGGGACCCACGAAGTGTATGTCGGTCATCGTAGCGGTTGAGAACCCTAGTGCTATTTTAGGTTTTCATTTGGGTGGATCCAACACTGGTGTTGGTATCGCTTGTGTTTACACTAGACATGACATTGAAAAATTCCAGAAAGCGCATAACGACTGCTCTTCAGTTGTTGTCGTTCCTGAGAGTGGCACTTTCAGACAACAGCAATACGGGGTGAACTGCATTATACAAGGAGTCCATCCCAATAGCATAGCCTGTGCTATGGAGCCAGGTGAATACAAATTATTTGGTTCCACAGGCAACGTGTCTAAGGACACAGACGACATCATTCAAACGCCTATCTCGGAGAAGGTGCGTGAGGTTATGGGGTGCACCACAAAATGGGGCCCCCCCAAACTCAAAGGCACTGGACCTGAGAGCGACAGGAAGCAGAAATGGTTGGCGATGCTGGGTGCTAATACAAACACCGCAGAAGAAATTCCAATCGATCTGCTCAACCAATGCGTTACTGACTATCTTCAGGGTTTTGAGGAGCTCATCAAGGAGCATCCTCCTGAAATAATCAGGCCTCTTTCTGATGAGGAAGTGGTGACAGGAATTCCTGGAGTCGATTTTATAGAGTCCATGGATCCTAACACTTCTGTTGGATTTCCGCTTGGAGGCAACAAACGCAAATATATGGAGCAAAGATATGACGAAGCAACGGGCACTTGGCGCAATGTTTTCGTCACTGATATGTTCCACAAATCGGCTAGGTTAAATGAGAGCGAATATATCGCTGGGAGGAGAGTGTACCCAGTATATAAGACGTTTTCTAAGATCGAGCCGGTTGATGTCGAGAAAGATAAAGTCAGAATGGTGAATGGAGCCCCGCTAGACAAGCAGATTAGCATGCGGAAATTTGCTCTTCCCATTTTGAAATATTTAAGTGATCATAGCGATCATTCTGAGTGCAGTGTAGGTATTAATCCTTATGGTAAGGCTTGGGGTGCCAAGTACTATAGGTTAAAGAACTTTGGTGGCTGCAACAGGATAATTGCCCTGGACCACAAGAACTACGATCTTAAAATGACAGCTCAGTTAGTTGGAGCTGCTTTTAATGTCATAATTCGCATAGCAGAAATGTTCGGATATTCCGAATGTGAAATTGCCATCCTAAGAGGCTTGGCCGCCGATACTATGTGGCCAACTATATGCGTCAATGGAGACATACTCATGTTGTTCGGTAGTACCGTTTCCGGACATAATGCTACTGTGTATATTAATTGCATTATCAATTCGTTGATGATGAGAGCGTCCTTCTACACTTCTTATCCCGGGGGCTACCTCGGATGGTTAAAAGTGGAGAAATTTTCCTTCAGGGAAGCAGTTTGCTTGTCTGTATATGGGGACGATCTTGTCGGATCAGTTGATAAGAGGTTCTCCAAATTTAACAACAGATCTATTCTTGCGAATTTAGCAGAATATGGTTTTACCTTAACCGCGTATGATAAGAGTCCTATACCTAAAGTATATGACAACTTGCACGAGGTTGAGTTTTTGAAACGGAAATTCCTGCATAGTTCGAACTTGAAGACTATTGCAGGTCCGTTAAACGAGAATTCTATCTTTAAAAGATTGTGTTGTATTCATAAGCCTAAGGCTCCCAACACTATGGAAACGATCCTTTCTTCTAATATAGATTCTGCTCTGGCCGAATGGTTTTATTATGGGCCAGACACATACAACCAAAGGCTTGCGCAAATGGGTGTCATCATCGATTCAATTCCTTGTCCGATACTCGCTAGTGTATGCCGGGGTGTTCTAAGTAAGTCCTACGAAGATAGGCTGGCTACTTGGAACTCCTTATACAATAAATAGAAAATATACTAATTCTGGACGTTAGTGTACTACAGTCTATCGCCAGAGAATCTGGATGAGTCCACAAACCTG